AGTGCTGGCGGCCATATTATACGATCTGGTGCCCGAATCGATGATAACCCAGGGGGCTCTGTGGGAAGTGGGGGACAGGCGCCAGCTACTCCTTTGGTACCTGAGATCGCCGCTCTTCCTCACTGGCCTGTAGTACGAGGTAAGAAGCCTGACTCTACAGACGACAATCCAACACCTTAATAATTTAAAGTAATAGAGACGGAGATCGACAATGAAAGAAAGAATATTTATCTCGCTATCTTTAACTAAGGCCGACGAGTGGGAAACACAGGTAGAGCTAGATCCAGGCTTTGATAAGGTTGAGACTTCTGAGCAAGGTGTTCGTACAGCATTCGATATTGACGGTAACGTTCTATCTGTCTTTGTTCCTGAATTGACTAGATCTAAACATCCTGTCAATGAAGATAATATGGGGCCGAAAGAAGTTATTACAGGAACACCTGATGGGGAGACAGCTATTATAGAGCAAAACCCAACCAATACAGACATAATCATAGCACCTACTGATATGAGTCCTAATCCACTTGTGCCTAATAGTGGGTACAACCATGCCTAGTTCAAGGAGTATCTGAAAGAATACCATTAACGTAATTTAGATATGTATAAAAGAGTTTGACTCTTCTGCAGGAAAAGGCCGGCCAGCCCTGGGGTACCACATTACACCTACTGCAGAAGATTCTTCATTAAACTATGTGGAGTTAAGAATGACTGATAATATATCATTAGAGGAAACTAGGAAATATATAGAAAGATTTCCTAAAATATCAAAAAAACTGTCTACTCTTATAGAGGCAGTCTCCAAAGATGTACTTGCCAACTGTAAGTATCTTAGGGAAACCCAGTTTAATTTTTATTTAAGAAGGTATAACAGCAGAGAAGTTAATCAGTACCTAACATTAAGAAGTAGTTGTGACCTACCATTTTCCTTATTTATATATCTAGGAAGAAAGTTACAGGTAGGTAGATGTGGTCAATGTAATTCAATTACACGGTATAACATAAGTAGTAGAAATTTTAGACAATTTTGTAGCGTAGGCTGCTCTAAAAAATATTCTACAAAAACTAAGCCTGTAACTACCTGTAGAATACCGATAAGTTATCCTGCCCTACCCCTCGTTCCTCTTGACCTAATTTACCCAGAAGATGCGTTAAGGCAATACTACGTTTACTTGTTACTAGACACCCGAGAGGAGGGAAAGGTCCCATTCTACGTAGGTTATGGGAAGAAACGTAGGGTAATAGCTCATTTTAAGGCAGCTACTAGCAAGAATCTTAAGGCAAAGGTTATACGAGACATCTTGAGACATACAGGAGACTGGCCCGAATATACAATAGTTAAAAAATGTTTAACTTCTGCCGAGGCCAAGCGTCTTGAAATAAAGCTTATTGCAAGGTACGGACGAATAGACTTAAGATCAGGAAGATTAGTAAATCATACGGCAGGAGGAGACGGAACGGTAGGTAGTAAAAACCTTACTCGGAAACAGAGACTCCATATTAGCGAAACGACTAGATTGCAACACGCTAACATGACGGAGGGAGAAAAGCTTATCAGGGGAAGGAAAATATCTAAAGGGTTTAAACTGACCTATGCTAACATGCCCGAAGATCTAAAGAGGCTCCGTATTGACAAGATGGGGGAAGGACGCAGAAAACTGTACAGGGATAGATTCCTGCTAGATTTTAAAAAGTATATGTACTACAAACTCTATAAGGTATGTTCAGAATATGAAACAGAACGAACCTTAATAAATATTAGGTGCAGAAACTGCGATGCTTTGTATACCTTGCTCGCCGTAACCCTGCGTAGAAGATTCATTGAAAATTCACCTATTTGCCAATGTTGTTAATTAGGAGAGACTAATATGTGTTCCGCTTCTGCCAAATACCCAGGCTCTATCTCGACTGGGCACGGTTGCTTTCCCCCAAAGCCTGTAATTCAGGGAAGCCCTAATGTCTTTGTAGAAGGATCTGAGGTAGTGCGGATCTCAGACAATTGGTCTGTCCACTGTTGCCCTAATCAAGGCTGTCATGGATCTATATCTAGCCAAGGCAGCCCCAATGTATTTGCCAATGGCCTACCTAAGGCCCGTGTTGGGGATGCAATTTCTTGCGGAGACTCCGTAGCTACAGGGGCCTCGACGGTCTTTATTAACGGATAAACTAATGGCGATTTCAATAACACCTCTGTCTTCCACCAGCTCTGCTGTTGTATGGTCTGACGTAAACCTTGGCCTAAATCAGGACAGTCAATACGACCTGGTCTACGATGAACAGTCCGTTAAGAACAGCGTTATAACAATCCTCGGGACTAGGGTAGGGACTAGAGTCTTTCGTAGAGACTTTGGATCAAACCTTGAGGGCCTTTTGTGGGATCCGATGGATGACATAACTATCGGCAGTATTAAGACAGAAATGATCCGAGCTATAAACCTTTGGGAACCAAGAATACTCCTTACCTTAGCAGAGGTCAAGCCTGATTACCCTAATGAACAATATTTCTGTCGCCTTAGCTATACTATACCTAGTCTAAACAATAAGGCTGCTACCTTCGTATTCAATTTATCTCAGACCCGATAGGAACAGTAGATGGCGCTTCCAGTATTATCCGTACCACTTCAGCTATCTCAGGCCCAGCCAGATTTTGAGAGCATCGTACTCCAGTTACAGTTGTATCTAAGCCAGAAGACAACCTGGGTAGATACCTTAACTTCGAGTACCGGTCAGACCTTGATCGAAATGATGGCCGCTGTAGGAACCTTCAACCAATTCGCTATAGAGAGTGCGGCTCGGGAAGCCTTCCTAGATACAGCTATTAGGGACAGTTCGATTTACGCGGCTACCCGCATGCTAGGTGTCCGTATTTCTCGTAAAGCTCCTGCGGGAACAGATGTAGTGCTGACCCGCAAGGCTAGTAACAATACGTCGTTTGTCTTACCACGATTCAGCCAGTTCGACATTAACGGGCAGCGCTTCTTCAATCGTGACCCTATTGTGTTCCAAGCTAATAACTGGGACTCAGATGCCTGCATCTTATATGAAGGTACCCTTAAGATACAAACATTAGCAGCAAACTCTCAGGCCTTCAGGGAAATATATCTGAATGAGCCGGGATTTGTTGTATCTAACTATGACCTAGACGTTGTTCTAATAGACAACTCTACAGGTGCTCGTACTCTATGGGCCTCTACGGAAGATGGAATATGGACATCCTCAGCAGGTGACAAGGTTTATTATGACACTACCTCTGGATTGGGTGACACCATTCTGGCCTTTGGTGACGGGTATCACGGAGCTCTTCCTTCAGTAGGCTTTACTATAGAAATTACCTACTGCGTTACCTCAGGTGCTGCAGGTAACATAGGTGGGGCTGGCATTGCTCTAAAAAGCATTACTGATCCAAATATTATAGGTGTAACAGTATCACCTATAAATGGAGGAGCTGACGAAAAACCTGCAAGATACTATAGGTCCCTTGCGCCAAATTTATATAAGGCTAGAACCAGAGCAGTTACCGCTCCTGACTATAAGGCCATAGCCTCATCCTACCCGGGTGTGGCTAGTGTGGCTATCCAGTCTCAACGCGACATTGCCCCCGGGGATTTAAGATGGATGAACGTAACAAGGATGTGCATCCTACCCGAATTTGCAGACCACTTCTCTACAAGTGAATGGTCCTCGTTCTTAGCATGGTTTATTCGAAAAGAGCATTGCGCGATCCATCTACAAAAATATGATCCTATTAAGCTCTATGCTGATATAGTTCTTACCTTGGCCTTATTACCTACAGCTGTATCGGCTACCGTACTCGTAGCAGTAGAGGCAAACCTACGATCCTTATTCGTTAAGTCCTTATCTACTCTGGGTAAGAGGATAGCAGTATCGGATATAGTAGATGCCTGCACGGCAGTTAATGGGGTAGATTATGTAGAGGTGGCTCTCCCAGCCAGCGATTTTGTCTGCCCTACAATTTTATACTATTACGAACTACGTGACCTTAAGCTCTCTACTATTTATTCAGAGAGAACATTCTATAATGTAGATACATTCCGAGGAGGATAATACATGGATAACTCAGTACAGATTAGCCCTGCGTCCACATTAGACTTAACGGTCCCCCTTATAGCAGGTAACCCTACCTGGACAGATATGCTGGCAGCATTCGATGGTATGATGTCTGTAAGCGTAGATAGCCCTTTGCAGCAATTAGAAACAATAAGATATCTGGACGCATCTACTGATCCTGGTATCGTGCAGAAGACAATACGAATGCTTGGCTTCGACCCTGCTCAGGACGTCCTGAGCATGAGTACAGAGAGCCTAACAAGGCTTGTTACCCAGCTACCTCTGTATCCTAACTATAACAGTACGATATTATTTGAGAACTTTATAGATTTACTCCTAAATGCAGTGTCTACTGTAGAGTATTTGTACACAAAGGACTACGTAAACTTCTACCCATCACCTAGAGGTGATCTAATTACAGAGGGAGGTAGCTGGTTTAAGGTTACTCATATAAACCTCTATATGGAGCTTCTTCACCCAGAGACCATTGACCTTAGTCCTGGAAGTAAGAGTATATACCGTAGAATCATAGACGTATTCTACGCGTTCTGTCCAATAGCGCTCGTCATACAGAATTTCTTCTTTACAATAAGATCAAATGTAGGTTATGGGTTTGCTGTGTACATGACCCCGCCAGATTTAGAAGTAGTTATTGACCATTAACAGGAAATAAAATGTATTTATTAATAACAGATGAAGGATTGCAGGGAACCCGAGCTGCGGAACAGGGTGGGTTTAAGCTCAATATAACAGAGTTTGCCGTTTCAGAAGAGCAGAATGTAAGTCTCACTGTAGGTGATAAAGAGATGCAGGGCCCTGCTGTGTATAGAGCAGGTATTGAGAGCATAGAGGCAATAGGCATATCAACAGTTAAGTTTACTCTTACTATACCTAGCTCAAAACCTGCCGCAGGGGAATGGATGCTGGGTGAGATAGCGGTATACTTAGACAACGGGACAATGTTTGCCCACGGGGCACTACCTACGGTCATGCAGAAGACCTCTGAGTTCGGCATAAAGTTCTACGTATACGTTACTGAGGGACGCCTAGGTGAGATCATTAATGTTACGATCAGCTCAATTACATCTATCTCAAGTGTACCTCATGTTAGGTCTCTACTTGCGCCCAATATCTCCCAGCAAAATGTAGTAGCTGTTCTTGATGAAGCGGTAGACGGTCTAGGTGTGTCCAGTGCAGGCCTAGCTGTCAAGTACGGTACAGGTAGCCTGAGCTGGGCATTCGTAGGCTATAGACATCAAATAGAAGATTACCCTTCATCGATCTTCAGTCAGGGCCAGTTTGTATACGAGGTTGAGACCAAGGGTGGTTTTTGGCTCAATGATACAGAGACCGTTATAGTACAGGTAATTAAAGGGCCGGGTCAAGGAGAAAGTCGTAAGATGACCTTCAACAAGACAGCCAACACTTTTACTGTAGTAGATAGAAACTTTTCAGCTCTATCATCTGCATCCAAGGTTGCTATCTGGAGGGACAATTCGGTCCAGTTGCCCGCACGGGAGAGTAACCTACCTGAGTATTTGGTTTTAGGGGTAGGTAAAAATACCTGGCAGCCCAATGTTGTAGCCCTTACAGCAGGTACTCTATATCCGTACCGATCTAGCCATCTTGTTGTAGGTAACTCAGTAGCTACCGGTGCTGATATTCCCCTATCTGCCTTTAACGATACTACCAAGTTTCTAGTCTTCGTGGACGGGGTTCTCTTAGAACCTAATCAGTATACGGCCGTCACGGGAACTATAATGACGACTGTGTCTGCAGCTACGTCTATAGATGTATTGGCCTTTGAGTTTATTCAAGATCAAGGTAGTTCTATATACTTCTATGAGGCTGCCTATGATGGTGATGGAATTACATCTGCATTTCAATTACCTATCATACCGGATTCAGTAGACAGTGTTCTAGTCTTTGACGGCTCTAGGCTGGTACCTGTAGATGACTATGTCCTTAATGGATCTCAGATAATATTTAACGCCTACGCCCCTACGAATAAGGTAGTTCTTGTACCGTTCGCAACGTACGCAGAGCTAGGTGTTAGGTCGTCCTTCGTTAGGGATAGCTTCGTATCTACTGGGACTGATGTAGACTTTACAACAAGCTCGATATTTGGTCTACGTAAAGATACCTTGATGACCGTCAATGGGCTGTACGTACTTAAGGACAACTACACGGTAAACGCTAACAGGGTGATCTTGGCTAATAATTTTTCAATACCTGTTGGATCTATTGTCGATATAATAAACTTCAATGGGCAGGCTGTCGTTGTAGAGATTCAGCCTGAAGGTGTCAATACAGGGCCTGTATGGATTGACCCTGCAGGTGTTGTAGGTGCCCCTAACCTATTAGTTCCTCAGGTATTTACCTATCATGGGGATGGGGTTCGCACAACCTTTGACATAGCGGACGTACCTGATGAGAATTACCTATTTGTCTTTATCAAGGGTGTATTTCAGCCTCCGTCTAGCTTCTACTACAGCAGTCTGGCTATTCGTTTCGAGCAACCTTTAAGAGCTGGGTACCCAATAGACATTATCTGCTGGAAGAGCGAGCCTAACACGGGTACCCAGGTAGTGGGTAAATATACTTCCCTGTCTATGGCCCAGGCTCAGCTCCAGTATGCTGTTCATAATGTGTCTAATGTAGATAGTGCTGTTGTCTCCATAAATGGTGTCTATCAGCATAAGGAGACCTATGTATTTAACTCCTCCTCATCTATTACGTTTGGGGAGTCTATTGAAGGGGACGTATTAGAGGTCTGGTCGTTTGACTGGATACCTAAACTAGGATTCATGACCTCTATAAATATAGAGCAACAGGGCCTTTCTACTAATACTTCCTATATTCTTAATAATCCAGTAGCGGCTACCGCCGATACCTTATTGTTTGCAGGTGGTGCCCAGGTACATAAGGCGAACAGGTATTCTGTAGACGTAGGTGCAGGTCTCTCGACTATTCAGTTGACTAACTCTCCGTATGCGTATCAGCAAGGCATGCCCTTATTCATTGTCGAGTTCTTCAGTGAGAAACCTAGGAGCCGCCTTATGACTAGGGCAGAGATAGAGGCCTATTACATGCCCCTGAGGGGACCCCATGTTAGTTGGGACAACCTTACTGATGGGCTTAAGTCCATATTGGCCTGCCCCATACTTAAACTCTTAGGCTTACTAACAGGTACTATCAAGGCGGAATTGAATAATCCCAACTTGTTAGCATCAGATAGATCAGTAGCTGCTAAGTGGGGTTTTGTTCCAGTAACTATGAATGTTGAGGAGGACATTATTCCTATCTTAAACTACGCAGCTATTGGCTCCTCGGTAATGTTAGACTTACCTGTAAGTTTTAACTTCTTTGACCTACTGACAGCCTATATAAGAACAGAGTTAGGTACCTCTGACTTCTCAATAATGAACTATGAGGCGGGAAGGAAATATGTTATAGACAACATTGACGTGTCTAACGTGTCTTTCAGTGCAAAATCGCAGGTGGACATTCCTGGAGCTCCTCTAGACACCGCCTGGGTACTGGGTGCGTTTGGCGGAACGGTCTACACAAACACCACCCATATGAATAAGGATGGAGGTTTCGGGGCAATTGTAATGCTATCAACAGATGGGGAGTGGTGGACTAACATTGTAGGTATAATGGGGTCACCAGTGGGTAACCCGGGTTTAGCCACAGTTAGTGTAACTTCGTATGACGATGCTACTTACAGATATTTCACACATGTTATTAGCCAAGGTGGTGCTCTCTATACAGTTAAGATAGCTCGACAGTTGATTATAACTGACCACAACGCACAATTCTTAGTCGCTGTAGACAACGGCGGCGCTCCACTTGTGGTACAGCTGTTTGCTCGTATTTATGCTTCATTGAAGTATAACGATGCGGATATAAACACAGTGATTTATTGCATGAATCGGCCAATAACGGTTTGGGGTGTAGGTACACCTTGTTGTGAGGCCTACATGTGGGTTAAATTCTCTTACGATTGCCGAGCAGGTCTAGTAGGCGGTGTAATACAAGGTGGTGCGTATGGCTCTATTGGTGGTCAATATCCAGCAGTAGCCGCCTATACGGCAGGACTAGCTTACGGGGTCTCTGTTTATGACACCAATACAACTACAGGAGATGCTAAGGTTGTCGTCTATTTAACCTCGGGCTCTATTGGGTATTCCCAGTTTGGTGTCGACCTAATGTTGAACGCTGTTAAATTGCCTGTTACCTACACAGTATATCCAGGCATGCACGTAAACCCAGACGGTTCCATAGAGCCTGTGATGTCTAGTAACGACATCTTCGACTCATGCTGTTGGACAGGAATTGACGCTACGTTATCTCCTAGCTGTGCCAGCGAAACTCCTGCATTGCCTAGAGACCAAACCCTTGCTCCTACGGTACAAATAAGTCCTAGTACTCTTTCTACTACAGACCATCTCTACATTACGGTAAGCAATGTAAAACCAGGAGCAGCAATATCATGGGAGAGCAGTGACACGCCTAATCAGGTAAATGCTGTAGGGAATGCTGATAACTCTGGATACTTTAGTTACACCTCGATCCCGGCAGGGTCACCTAGAGCACTTACATTTAAGGTTTTTGTTGACGGTGGGTTCTTATCAACGGTAGGTGTACCTGTCCTTAACACAAGTGGGGCCCAGGCCGATCATGGGTCGGTAGAATTTGTTACTGATGGTACCTTTACCGTACCTAATAATATCTATATCCTACAGGTAGAGGAATTAGCTGCAGG